TTAATTCCGCCGAGGGTATTGAACATATCAATATTATCAAACATTCCCCCCTCGCTATTTTCCGCTACCGCTTCGTTTTGTTTCGTCCAAAACGCAATATACGCCCGTATTTGACCGAGCGTCAGGTTGCTTATTTCCTGTGGCGTCCAGCCAGTTTTATCAGTTATAATGCCGAAGACTGTTGACCACTCGGTTGGCTTGTCAGCGAGTTCACTATTTTTCTTGCTGTTTCCACCTTCTGCTGACTCATAAAACCCAGCTTTGTAAACATATCCCAGGGATCAATATCCCCTCGGACATTTTCCATAACATAGTCTTCCGTTACAGATTTATCCACTTCGTGGATAATGAGATAAATTGCATAAGCAGCAGAAAGGAGGTCACTAGGAATATCCTTGTTCTTGGATAATTCTAATGACCTTTTCTGCCAATCAATTACCTGCTTTAGGCTGGCTTTTTTAACCTTGTACGTCTTTCCGCCAAGCGAAAAGTCGAATCCCAAATTTGTAAGTATTTCTCCTTCGTTCATAAATTTTTAGATTATACCGTATAAATTTCGGTAATATCAATGGCCTCGAGCTCAAAATCCCATTCTGAATATTCCTCGTTTCGAGAGGTAAGTTTTGAACTCTTGAACAATGCATTGGTGAATTGGTACTGAATCTGCTTTCCATTTCGGTCAAAAAGGGTTACGGTTGGATTTTGGAAGGTTGGCTGGCCATCAAGGGTATTGGCTTGATTTTGCGCACCAATCGTTGAAGAACCCGCAAGCATCATATCCAATTCGGCAGGGTAAGACTTTAATTTACCCGACATTGTTACCTTTTGGCTGTGGCGAACCTTGTCAACGGCCTTGATCGAACCGACAACAAATAGGTCGGTAAGACTGTATTCAAGCGCCAGCGATACGTTATCAACCTGGACGATCCTGGAATTTCCAAAATCAATTGCACCAGAATTAAAAACAATACGCGACACTAGATTTGTTCCTGGATTATTAAAAGGCATAGTTTTTTTGTGTTATTTTTTTATTGACTCGACCTTAGGGCTTTTGCGACCACACCATAAACGTAACGCTACGGTGCCAAACCCTTCTATCAACTTCGAATAAATCAACTGCTCCGCTTGATCGCTCCCAGAAAATATGTCCCGTTCCCTGATCTCCCGAAAGATAATTCAATAGGGTAATGATTCTTTCATAGATATTTTCAACCTCTAGTTGTGAATTTCGGGACCAAATATCAATCTGAATTTGCGTATCGCGGACATTTGAGGGGACAGTGCGGGAGATTTCTGAAACCTGCGAAAGAATAATAAAGGGAGAAAGACTTCCCTGTTTTTCAAGCACCACATCGGCAGCCCCCGTGAAAATGTTCGAAGTGGGAACGATTGCCGTAAGTGTTGCATCGCCAGTAAGGGTGGAAACAATCTTTTGGAAAATTTCTAACATTTATAGGTTTGCCTCAATCCGAAAGCCAAACATTCTTTTGATGGCTTCCTTGGTGAGATTTATCGCGGGGCGCATAAAGGGTCGGGGCTTTATTTTTGTGGTGCCATACTCCATATAACCCGCATATTTAATCCCCTTTGTTCCTACCTCGCCCGTATATCCAAGCAATTTATTTCTTGTAACCTTCCTGGTGATACTCGCTTGTAAGGTGCCTGTTTGAACGGGAACGCCAGCCTGTGCACTTGGATCGGAAACCCTTTTTGATCTTCCTTCCATCTTTGCCTGCTGCGCGTTTATCATTGGACGCTTTTGGTGAGCAATCCGCCAAATCATCTCAACCGCTTTTTCAACCCGCATTTTCACCACCCGATCATCCTGCGCAAAGCGCTTGTTCATTTTTTGGGTTACCCGAACAAGTGCGGTAGGATCTAATTTAAACGTATTCCCCTTCATATTAATTATACTATTTTAAAAGCTTTTTTATTCGACGGGGTACATAATGCAATAGCAATTCGGATGAAAAGGAGGAACGTGGCCATAGCCTGCTTTTTCAAGATCAGCACCTTTAAAAACCTTGCTTCCCTGCTGGGTTTTCTCTCGGCAAATAGGGCAAGCGTTGGGGGATAAAATTACCTTATATTTTGAAATATCAAGTTCTTCTCCCGCTTCGCCAATCAACTCGGTATCTTTTGATTTAACCTCTGTCCAATAAGCGCGCTCCGCTTTGTAGCGTTCTGATAGTTTGCCATTAAAGCGCTGAAGGGCGGAAATAATCCTATCGGAATTAAAGCCCTTTTTCTGCATTTCGGCAATTTTTTTCTGAATTTCTAAAATCTCTGCTTGCGAGAGTGAAGCCTTTTTCTCGAAAATTTCGTGTCCCTGTTGAACTTTCCAGTATTCTTTAAATGTGTTCATATTTTTGCGGTACCGCAATTAAGGTAATTGTAAAATAGCCTCATAATGAGTAATAACCGTACCCATTCTGCCCTCGACCACGGAAATCACATTATATTCAATCCCGTCAGCCGTAAGAACACGATCTTCCGCCTGCAATAAATACCCTGGATTATAATACATCACCCCGACTGGCTGGACGCGCTCGCCCGTTTGTTGAAAATTTACCGCCTTTGAAGAAAAAGCAAGACGAACGGGAACGCCATTATAAATCGTTGCCCAACCCAAGCCCGAAGTAGGCGCGCCATAATTCGGATTATTCAAAGAATCAACCCCCGTTGAGGAACGGCGCTTAATCGTTACGATTTGGCTCAGCATTGGTACAGGCAGCATAGGCTATATACCCAGGAAAATGGGCATTTTATCAACATACGGTTCAAGCAAATCCTTGAAACGCTTTTCGACTTTACTATCCCCAAAATTGATATTAAAGGTTTGGATAGCCATCGTCTGCGCGCCAAGAGGATTTTGCTGCGCCTGTCCGATAAGATGAGTTGCAACCAAAATAACTGCCAATTTTATATCAAAAGGAATACTCTCGTTTGTTGTAAAGTCAGCGGTAACAGGTCCGACAACTACATAAGATGAAACGAATTTCACAATTCCGTTAGGCTGGTCGAGGGTATAATCAGTATTTAAAACTTTTAGCACTCCATTATCGTAAACATTAAGGGTTTGGTCTGGCGCCCAAAGGCGATTGCCAAGAGGGGCTTGGTACTCCTGGCTTTTTGCGATTTGGGTTAGCGTCTGTGCTGTAAGGGGTGTGCCATAGCCAAATGTGTAATTCGTCCACAAAATGCCAAGCGGAACCTTATCCAAAATCGCAGCGGGAATAGGCGAACCTACACCCGTACCCGCAGTTGAAAGCAAAGGAACGATTTTATAAAAACCCTTATCATAAAAGTCCTGTAAATAAGAACCAGGTCCCGTTGCAAGAACGGGGATAAACCATTTCAAGACCTGGATATAAATGCTGTTAATCACCGAATAGGGACGATTTTTCAGCACTACCGTTACCAATTTCGGGTTATAAGGGCGAACGCGAAAACCTGATTTTTGTTCATCAATCGTTTGGGTATCGAACCAGCGATTGCAAAATCGGTTTACATAGGCGCTGGCCTGGAGCAGTTTCCGATCCAATTCCCCATTTTGATACTGTGGGGAGGTGGCGGAAATACCAATACCAATGGCTTCAAACGTAGCCACAAATTCATCCTTCGTAACGTAGGGATTATCAACCGCAACCTTCATTTTCGCCCCCGTTGGCGTGTTAGAACCTGTATTGATCTGACCACTTATTACTGGTTGTGTCATATTTTTGTTTTCTTAATTCTAACTATTTCCTTCTGTTCTCGAATAGTTTTTCTAGCGTGGCAGTTAGGACAAAGAGTCATCATATTTTCTAATTTATTCCTCAGTTCAGGGTAAATTGATTTCGGCTTTATATGATCAACAACCATTATTTCATCATCTTTTAAGCCACAAATTCCACAGGTTTTATTATCTCTTTCAAGTGCATACTTTTTAATAGTTTCCTCATGTCCGCCTTTCCAATTAAAATGATTTTCTCCTTTTAATTGGGGACGATTTACCCTCATTTTTTTCTTACTCTCTTCAGTATGATGCTTTCCAAAAAAGGGATTCCTTTTACCAAATAAATCCTTTTTCCCAACCATTGGATTTCCTTTCATTATCCTTCCGTTTTTATCTCTTTTTTCAATAAAATTAGCCACTATACTTTTAGATAAATCAGCCACAAAAGTGTGCAAATTGCAATAAGTCCAACTACCTTTGTAAACTGAAGAACTGTTTCGAGCTTTGTCATATTTTTATTATCCTTATTTAATTATAAATGAAATTCTAGATATTTTGTTCTATAGATGCTTTTCAAGCGCTTGGTGGTAAAGTTTTATCTTTTCTTTCCACAACCAATTTTTTTTAACATACTCGGCAGCTTTTGCCCCCTTTTCCCTAACTTCATCCCTATGCTCATAGGCATAGCGCATAAGCTGAATCAAGTGCTTTTTTGAGGGTTCGACCCAATTCCCACAATCTTCTTTATAAACAATATCGCTGAAATTTTTGGCGGGGTACGGTACATAATCAAGCAACCAGCCAACATCTTCATTCATATATTCCATCGGTCCGCCCCAACCCGTAACAATCACAGGGATTCCCGTTGCCATCGCCTCCAAAGGAGTAAGTCCGAAACCCTCCCCGCGCGTGGGAAATACGAAGCAATCAACGCGCTTATGGAAAGATTCGAGCATTTCGGGGATGGAAACGGGCATCATTTGGACTTCGATGCGCGGATCATTAACATTAAAGGGGTAATTCGGATAAGAAGTCTTGCAGATCAGCCGAACGTCACCAACGCCCTGAAATGCCTCTTGGAACGCTTGAATTAGGATATCCGTACCTTTTCGCACCGAGAGCGCTCCAAGCGTGCCAAACGTGAAAATTTCGCGCTTGGGACGCTCTAGGGGATAGAACATCTCTGGGTCAATTCCCCAATGGATAATTTCAATAGGAATTTTTACTCCCGAATTTTTAAAATCAATCGCATTTTGTTTACAAGGAACCAGAAGCGCATCAAAGCCGTTAATCTTTCCAATCCAAGAACGCGGACACTGTGTTGTCTCCCAGGGAATAATGGCAATATTCTTTTTAAAAGGAGAATAAAGCCAGGACTCTCGGGGTTGGTCATGCCAAATCATTGCGCCCTCTTGTCGTAAAGGTCGATTCTGGGCTGCAAAAATTATCTGATCGCGGATATTATGCGTTTTTCCCGCGATGGCAAC